ACTGCTGCATCGGAACTACCAACCATAACCACTTCAAAATTAGCATCAGAGCTTACTTCCGCACTTGTTGCCACAGAACCGCTAGTTGATATAATCGCAAGAGCCGCACCTGAAACTGACGCTGATGTTGCTATCCCTGAGGAAACAAACTGAACTCTTAAAGCACTAGCACTCACACTTGCTGATGTTGCAATATTGCCAACCGCAGTTACATCATATGTTGCAGTTGCACTAACAGATCCAACAGATGCCGGATTTGCAGTCGCAAATTGTATTCTTGTACCGGCTGCCGACGTACTTGCCGATGTCGCTACAGATGCAGTAACAAGTCTTATTAGATCAGAACCTGATGTTATCGATGCGGTGGTTGCCGCAGGGGATCCTGATATCTCAATCGAGAATTGTATCTCGGCAGAAACTGTTGCTGCAGTTGATATAGAACCACTTGCTTGTCTAAGTTGCAGACCTGATAAGTTGTCTATATTTCCAAAAGAATTTAAACTGTCAATATTACCCCAAACATTCAATTGCTCAAGGGTTGGATTATTAAACTCTACTTTTTGTAAATCGGCATCCGTATCAAAAGAACCAGTTATTGAATCCAAAGTTTGTGTTATTTGGTCAAGATTTGGCGATTGATAAGGCATGATTTATGCTGCAGTTATAGTTAATGAACCGGATGCAACCTTTAAAACATCTCCACTTCCAATTGTCTTTGCTGCAGAAAAAGCACCATGAAATAATAAATTACCTGAAGATGCGGCATCATAAACTCCAAAATGGGAGATTGAACCCCATGAGCCGGTGGCTGCATTAAACTCAACCGCTGCATTACTTGCAATAGATCCTGAAGATGCTGCTGCAAACGTTACTGCTTTTCTCGTGTAATTATTACCTGATAACTCTGTACCACCATTATCGTCTCCTAAACTTCCGGTGGATAAACCTAAATAGACCGCACTCGGAGCAGAAGTCGAGGCTCTTCCTGTAAAATGATCCAAGAATTTTAACTCAAGGTAATCTGACATTGCTGACATATTTTATCTCCTAACTTGCTGCTTGACGTTGATATATGCTTTGTATCTGAAGTGAGCCTGTACCATAGTGAGCTCTTTGTTCATCTTTTCGTATCTCCTCGATAATACGTGTGAATTTTTGGTCATAGACTGTGGCTCTTTGATCATCCATCAAATACTGATATGCCTCGACTAAACTCCCCATCAGATATGCATCAGGGTGTCTTGTGAGCATTACATTGTTTGTATTTGTATCTGACAAAGCGGCTAAACTCCCAACGTAGACGATCTCTAAAGTATCAGAACTATCCGGCACTGGTCTGAGTTTTAACTCTTTTCCTATGATTGAGTAGGCTTGAGGTGTTCCCCCACTTCCGGTTGCATATGTTGTATCCAATGAAGTCGGAGACATATATGTTAAAACCCTAATTGGAGAAAGATTAATTTTAACCTCACGTACTTCTCGTAAATCTATAGGCAGAGCAATATACTCATCTCCGCTTGTCATAGTCGCTTGAGCTCTCTTTTCTTGATCTCTTGTTTCTAGCTCTCTTGATAAACGAGCCTCTGCTAAAGAAATAAAATCAGGGATTACACTCGTTAAATCAGTTCTTGCGAGATGATTTGCACAAGCAGTTTGCAGTTCTGAATATGTTGTTATAGCCATTAGATTTGACCTCCACCGGTTCTAAAGAACCTATTATCCGGATCGTTTAACCATGCTTTCCACTTTTTCTTTGCCTCAGGGTTGTTTTTGGGATCGCCAAATTTCATCTTGAGATCATAAAAAATTGTCAATGGTATGTTTGCAACTTCCTGCTGATGTCTTTGAGTGTTACCAATCAACGAGTTTTTTTCGTATTGATTAGCCACACGTTTATTAACATCAAGTATTTCAGTCACATCTTGTTCAGTTGTGATGTATTGAGATCCATCATTGTCATAATGATATGTTGTTTTTTTCCTAGCCTCAGGATCAACACTTAAAACTCTTTTCATAATAACTCCAATATCAAAGGGGGATTGCTCCCCCTCTGCATTATTATTGATTAAGAACCATTTAATCCGAAAACTACTGCATGAGCTTTTGGAGCCTTAACGGCTAAAGTCCATTCTGTGACGATCTGTGTTTTATTTGCGTCACCGGTTTTCGCTAGATCACTCTCAGCAAAGTTTCTGCCATTAATAGTTCCTAAACATACATATTCAGGATCAATCATGAACAACCTGTCGTTTGAGATGAATCTTGATGGTGTTAATTGTAGCTCACCGAAATCTGTCAATATTACAGAAACCGCACCCACAAATGTTGGAGCAGTGCCTTTTGAAGTATTGACTTGGTTTGTTACAAGATTAGTTCCTGCCTGAGAAAGGTCAGAAATATTTGCTTTGTTTGTAGCTGAACACACCAATAATGATGCATTTCCGCCATCTTCCCAAGATTGCTGTTTTGCATTGTCAATCTTTGCTAAAGTCAAAGCTGCTGCAGTACCAGTCACATCAGCGGCTGCAGTTCCATTTGAGTTTGCTGCAAAATCCATGTCAGATGGTTTGTCTCCATTAGACATCCATGTCAATAAAGACGCAGATTTTCTTGGATCTGAACCTGAACGAGCCACGTTTGTGTCTCCGATAGATTTCTCTATATCACGACGAAGTTCCAAAGATTTTAAAACTTTGACGTAAGCGGTCTCTCTTTCTCGACCTGCCTTGTCGACGGAATCGAGAGTGCCGGAGATAGAGTAGTCTTTTACAGATATCTGATGGTAGTTACCAAGTCTGACTGTAGGTGAAGGATTAGTTAACGCTGCATCAGCACCTTCATTTACGTGGTTATCAGTTGCGGCTGCGGCTAACTCTTGAGTCTGCCATTCGTAAAAAACACCATTTGTAGTGATCTTGTCTACTGCTGAAAATATAGGACACTCTGTTGTGTCCAATCGATAGATGATATCAGCGAGGGATTCCCTCTCACCAACGGCATCAGAAGTTTTGTATATTGCCATGATTTTTCCTTATCTATTCATTAAGAGTTGAATTGCGGCTTCCTTTGATGGGTTTTTTATAAAATTCTGTCGCAATTTGTTTTTTTGATTATTAACTACTTGGTTTTTAGATATTGGAGTCCCTGACTTAGTAGACTTCGGTGCTGCTTTGATCTTTCTTTTAACATCAGGTGTTTTATTCATTAATCTGTCGTACCGCATGGATTTATTAATAGCTAAGATCATTCTGTGATCTGCTGCACCATTAATTTCCTCTTGGCTAAATCCTAGAACATCTTTTGCATACTCAATGGTTTCATCCTGCCTAGATTTATTCCACTCCGGCATTTTTTCCATCAGAGTTTTAGCCTCATTGCCGACATAATTCTGCCAACTAATAACTGCCTCATTCTGTTGTTCTTGAGTTATTTGCTTTTGTTGATCTTGAACTTTAGACATATTCATTTGATAAACCTGATAATCTGCAACCCTGCTAGAATACTCCTCAGGACTCAATGTCTGTTTTAGCTGCTGCCAGTTTGGTTCTTCCATCTGATTAGCCGCCATTATCTGTTGCAATCCTTGAGCATATTGATCTCGAGTTTGCCTATATTGCTGCACCTCTTGATCTGATTGCTTTTTGTCCTGCGACAGTTTGTTCATTCTACGATGAAACGTTTTTTCCCTCATGTATCCACTTTGAAGTTCATCTAAAGATACTTGCTCTGTTTCTCCATCAACCTTTACAGTATATAATGGTTCTTCAGCATCAGTTTCCTCTTCTGTAACTTCTTCAGTTTCATCATCAGGATCATTGGCTACACTTTCTACTTCTTCAGTTTCAGAAATTTCTGTCTGATCGGTTTCAGCGGTCTCCACTTCTTGTGTATTTTCTTGTTGCTCTTCCTGATTTTCCTCAGGCGTTACCTCTGCTTGGGATGCCCTTAAAATTTCATTTGTTGCCTCTAAAATACTTAGATTGCTCTCTTGCGAGTCTACATTCATTTTTTACCTCTTATTTCGTTAAGTTGATTGTCTGCAAACCTCCCATTTTGAACAATATTCTCGAGATACTGTTTCAAAGCGTCTAAGGATTGACAGAGATTATATAAGCGTTCTCGTTCTTCTGTTTGACCGAGTTTGGTTTCTTGCCATGCACTTATAAATTCTTTTTTAAGCTCTCCGAATGCCTCAACAAGCAGTTCATCTTTTATTAAGATCTCTGCTTTCCTGCCTCTTTCCGTTTGGCTGATTAATCTTTCTTCACTCATTTGTTAAATGGCTTAAAAGAGCTAAAGGGTGTAAAACCAGTGGTTGTCATTGGTTTATTATAAAAACTTGGGTTGTAAGCAAAGCCTCAGTAAATCTTTTATTTGCTGAATCAAAATCAAAATTGCTTGGAAGATTGCTTGGTGCATTATCGAGAGCAGTTTGCCTGAAAAACAATTCTCCTGAAGTGTCTTTTTTATCCGCATCTTTCTTTGTTGACTCCATTCGACAAGCCTGAAGATCCTCATCAAATTTATATCCATCAGGACACCTTGATGTGCCGGTTAAAGGATTGGTTATTGGCGGAACTATATCAGGAGAATCTCCCCCATCCATATAACTCCTATCTTCATTGTAAGGATTATCATCGAGTCCAGTGTATGTTTTAACATTAGGCATAAAACCTAAACCAAACATAGGAGCATCATTAAAAGCACCAGTTACATTTCCACGATCATCTCTAGTGACTTGAGTATAAAAACCCTGATTATCTCTGTCCCTTATAATATCATTAACTTGCTTTGTTATATTAAAAGGATCAAATCTCTGTGCATTCATCAATTCTAAAGCAGGGACTGTGTTTGGTGAATAATAGTTATTAACTCCGTTTATGGGATCAATTTCTAATAAACTTCCTCCAAGCATATCTCCAAGATTTGATTGTATTCCTGCAGTTTGCTGATTACTTGCCGCACCACCTGATCCACCAAAAGCATTGAGACCACCAATTTGATCAATACCAACTCTACCAACATTTGTAGGACTAATCCCTGCATTAATTGCATT